TAGCACATCAACGTGAAAACGAAAATAGTAAAGAAGAAGAAAATACTCAGGTTAGCGAAGATCAGTTTGAAAATTCTTCAATGCCTCAGCAAAATAATGATTACGAAGAAGATTATGAAGAAGAAGAAGGAGAAGAAGATTATTCAGGTGGAGATACTGGTGGAGAGACTTCTCAAACTCAACGTTCCTTTGACAACTCAGCAGAAAATCTTTCTTCTCGTCAGGGTCGCTCCCCTGTGTATGTTGAAATTCCAGAAGCAATGAATTTGAATAATCACATTGTTGATTGGACTACATTACATAATTGGATTGATAAAAATGCAGGAGAAGAAGAAAACTATGAGTATGTTGATGGTGAGTATTATAAATTTCGTAAGCAATCACAAAAAGAAGTAAACTACTTAGTAAAAGAATTTGAATGCCGTAAGTCAGCTGACGCTTATGCTCGTGCTGGTCAATCTAAGACTGGTGTACTTGATACTTCTAGACTTCATACTTACAAGTACAACGAAGATCTTTTCAAAAAAGTAACTGTAATTCCTGATGGCAAAAATCATGGTTTGATATTCTTGCTTGACTGGTCTGGTTCCATGAGTAATGAAATTCTTGCTACTGTTAAACAAGTTCTTAACCTCACTGCATTTTGTAAGAAGGTTCAGATTCCATTTGAAGTATATGCTTTCACTAATGAATGGGTATGTGCTAAACGTTCCATGGAAAATGATACTAGTTACTATAGTATGACTTATGGAAACATTCAAAAAAATACAGTGTATATAAACGATGAACATTTTCATCTGATGAACTTTATTTCCTCTCGTTCTAACTCTCGTCAGTACGAGCGTATGTGTAAGAATTTATTTCGTGAGGCTCATTACTACAAAGCGTATAGTGGGTACTCAACTACTTTAGGTGTCGGTCTGTCTGGTACTCCATTAAACGAAGCAATCGTTATGTTGAACTACATTATTCCTGAATTTAAAACCAACAACGATCTTCAAAAAGTCAACGTTTGTGTTCTTTCTGATGGTGAGAGTTGCTCTGCTGCATATGGTCATGAAATTTATCTAGATCATAAAGATGAGTATCGCGTTGCTCCTCGCCGTATTGATTATTATCAAGTACTTCGGGATCGTAAAACTGGAATTACCTATGAGCAGTTTGACTATAGTAATGTAACTAACATCTTTATTCAGCAAGTTCGTGATCGTAACCCAGGTGTAAATGTGATTGGGTTTCGTATTCTTGGAGGTTCTCAGTTGCAAAATTTTGTTGGACGTTATGCTTCTTATGAAGGTTACTCTGATATTCAAAAACAGTGGAAGAAAGAAAAGTCTGCTATTATTAAAAACCCTAAAGCATTCACTGCTCTTTATGCCATCTCTAACAATTCATTGAACGAGACTGCTGAGTTTAATGTTGAGAGTGGTGCAAAAAAAGGAGATATTACTAAGGCATTTAAAAAAATGCTTGGCGGTAAATCTGCAAATAAAAAACTTCTTAGTTCTTTTGTGGAGTATGTCGCTTGACAAACCGTCCACTCTTCCCATGACTCTCCCCTACCTTACCCTATAATAACTACATAAACGAAACGCATCATGCCTGCAAAGTCAGATCTTACTACATCACAACTTGCTTCTTATCTGTCAGAAAATTATGGCAATGATATTAATGCACAACATGTCACTTCTGCATGTGATTATTTTGGTGTAACCTATGCTACTGCTACCAAGCGTCTACGGGACTTCTATGTTAAACGTGGCACTTGGAACCTTACAGTACAGGAACATCTAGAACAAACTTACGAAGCACCTGCTGCTATGCCTGCAGTAGAACAAAATCTTATTCCTATGAAGGATGAGAACTTTGTTCCTTTTGGTAACTTTACTGATGTGAAAAAAGTTATCAGTTCCAAATTATTTTATCCGGTGTTTATCACTGGTATGTCTGGTAATGGTAAAACTCTTTCAGTAGAGCAAGCATGTGCTTCCCTAAATAGGGAACTCATTCGTGTGAACATCACCATTGAAACTGACGAAGATGATCTTATTGGTGGGTTTCGTCTTGTTAATGGTGAAACTGTTTGGCACAACGGACCAGTCATTGAGGCTTTGGAACGCGGAGCTGTGTTGCTTCTAGACGAAGTTGACCTGGCATCTAACAAAATCCTATGCCTACAATCTGTTCTGGAAGGTAAGGGTGTCTTTCTGAAAAAGACTGGTCGTTATGTAAACCCTAAATCTGGATTCAATGTTATTGCAACTGCAAATACTAAAGGTAAAGGCAGCGATGACGGTCGCTTTATTGGAACTAACGTTCTCAACGAAGCCTTCCTTGAGCGTTTTGCCTTGACCTTTGAGCAAGAGTATCCTACTCCTGCTGTAGAAACTAAAATTCTTCTTCGCATTACTGCTGCTGTTGGTAAGCATGATGAAGAATTTTGTGTTAACCTTGCTAACTGGGCAGACATTATCCGTCGCACCTTCAAGGACGGGGGTATTGATGAAGTGATCAGCACCCGTCGTTTGGTTCATATTGTACGAGCATATGCTATCTGGGGTGATCGTATGAAGGCGATCAAGGTTTGTGTCAATCGTTTTGATGAAGAAACCAAACAATCCTTTATTGAATTGTATGATAAAATTGATGCTGGAGTTGAAATTGATGGAGAAACTGAAGATGCCTGAACTAGGAGATTGTAACTTTATTGGCAGTGTCATCCACATCAGTGGTCAAGGCGCTGCTAGAGTTTCTAATGTGGCAGGTGATATTATTACTGTCATTAACCTTGACGGAGAAAGTCAAGAGTGCTATTATAAAGATATTGATTACGTATGCATACCGTGAAAAAATACAATGAAGATGCTCTTCTAAGAGAGCTAAGTGATTACATTTCTGGAACCTATGGACAACATTATTCTGCTGGCAATGACGAGATTCAAACGTTAGATTTGATTGAAGCAGTGGGTGATGCAGAGGCATTCTGCCGAAGCAACATCCTAAAGTATGCTTCTCGTTACGATAAAAAAGGAACTGCCCGTCGTGACATTATCAAAATCTTACACTACGCACTATTGCTTTTGCATTTTAGTGACAAAACTGCTATCACCGAATCTTACAATCAATGAGTAAAGTCATCCTATCTAAAAAAACTCTAGATGTTCTCAAAAACTTCAGTACAATCAATTCCTCAATCGTCTTCCGTAAGGGAAGCACTGTACGAACCATCTCTAATGCAGAGAACATTCTGGCAAAGTTCACTGGCGAAGAAGTATTTCCTGTGGACTTCGCAATTTATGATCTCAGTCAGTTTCTTTCTGGGATCTCTTTGTTTCACGATCCTCAGCTTGAATTCGCATCTGGCGATTTTGTCAACATCCGTGGCGGTCGTCAGTCTGTTAAGTATTATTTTTCTGATCCTGAAATTACGCTCAAGGGTGCTCCGGAAAAAAATGTAAAATTTCCTGGTGCTGATCTTCAGTTTAATTTAACTGGTGAAGATCTGGTTGCGCTACAAAAAGCATCTGCTGTTTATAGTCTACCTGATCTAACCTTCCAATCAATTGAAGGTCATGATGAGATTAAACTTATCCTTAGGGACAAAGAGAATGATACCAGCAATACTTACGATATCACTGTGGCAGGTTGTTCTACTGGCACCTATTCTCTTGATCTTAAGATTGAAAACATTCGTCTTCTCCCCGGTGATTATACGGTCAAAGTATCCCAACACCTCATTTCAGAGTGGACTAATGTAAATACCGACCTGACTTATTACATTGCTCTTGAGCCAGCGTGAAGCACCTTCTGTTTACTCTAAAAGATTGTAACCGCGATCTTTTAAATGACGAAGAGTTTATCAGAGATATTGTTTACACTGCTTCTAAAAGGTGTAAATCAACTCTGTTGGCAATCAACTCACATAAGTTTGATCCTCAAGGTGTAACTTGTGTGGCGATGCTGGCAGAGAGTCATATCAGTATTCACACATGGCCAGAGAAAGGTATGGCAGTCTGCGATATCTTTACCTGTGGTGAGCATACCAAACCCAAGAAGGGTATGGAGTATATGCAAATGATGTTCAGCGCCAATGGCATCATATCTAAATCATTTACACGACCATTAGAATGAGTAAAGAATTTTTGTGGGTGGAGAAATACCGCCCAAGTATTGTTGAGGACTGTATCCTTCCTGCTAGTATCAAGGAAGTATTTCAGGGTTTCGTTAATCAAGGTGAACTACCTAACCTGCTGCTGAGTGGCACTGCTGGTGTGGGTAAGACAACCATCGCTAAGGCGCTGTGTGAGGAGATTGGTGCCTCTTACATCGTGATCAACGGATCGGATGAAGGACGCTTCCTGGACACTGTAAGGAACCGTGTGAGGCAGTTTGCCACTACGGTCTCTCTGACCTCTGGAGCATCCCACAAGGTCGTCATCATTGACGAAGCAGACAACACCACTAGCGACGTGCAACTGTCTCTCAGGACTGCTGTAGAAGAGTTTCATAGCAACTGCCGATTCATCTTTACTTGCAACTTTATCAATAAAATTATTGAACCGTTGCACTCACGTTGTACGGTAGTAGATTTCAGGATCAAACCTGAGCAGTCTACTCAACTTCAAGGTGAGTTTTTTACTCGTCTCCAAACTATTCTGACTAACGAGAATGTTGAGTATGAAGATAAAGTTCTCGCTAAAATTACTAAGCGTTATTATCCTGACTGGAGGCGTCTTATTAATGAGTGCCAACGCTATGCCGCTACTGGTGCTATTACGTCTGCTATTCTTGTGGATGTTGCTGATGTCAATCTTGACACTCTCCTTTCGTCCTTGAAGAAAAAAGACTTTACTAATGTAAAGAACTGGGTAGTTCAACATCTGGACAATGATCCTAGTATGGTGATGCGTAAGATCTATGACAGTTTGTATGGTGTATTGAAACCTGCTTCTATTCCTGAAGCTGTTCTTATCATTGCTAAGTATATGAAAGACATTACTATTGTTCCTGATCAAGAGATCAACCTGTTGGCATGTCTTACTGAGATCATGATGAGTTGTGAATTCAAATGAAACCAAATAAAACCACACCGCAGAATGTAAAAGAATCCCATGAGGGTCTTTTCTATGCTACAATGAACCTACCTGCTGCAGCAAAGCACTGTGGCATGACTGAGAAGGAATTAAAAATGACGTTTTTTGAATACCTAAAATACAATGCCCCGAACTTTGAAATCTTTGAAGACACCCCTTCGCTACCCAGGGGGCAAAAGCAGAGCACTGGCAAACCTGTTCCGGTTCCTCCCAGACCTTTCCCAGGCAAGCGAGTATCGTGAACCATTCTTGGGTGGTGGGTCTGTTGCTATTGAAATTGGTAAACGTTACCCAAACCTAGATATCTGGGTGAATGATTTATACGAACCACTCTATAACTTCTGGAGAGAACTCCAGGAAAATGGTAGAGAGATGCGTGATCAACTTGTGCAACTCAAGAATCGTCATCCAGAACCAGTATCAGCAAAACTATTATTTCTAGACGCTAAGGAGAAAGTAAACGATGATCAAACATCCAACCTATCTCGTGCTGTTAGTTTTTACATTGTTAACAAGTGCTCTTTTTCTGGTCTCACTGAATCCAGCTCCTTCTCAAAGCAGGCTTCAGAAAGTAATTTCTCAATGCGAGGCATTGATAAACTCCCAGACTATTCCTTGATGATCAAGAAATGGAAGATTACTAATCTTCGCTATCAAGAACTCTTTACTGACAACAAAGACATCTTTACTTATCTAGATCCTCCTTATGAGATTGGTTCTAATCTCTATGGTAAGAAGGGGAACATGCATAAAGGGTTTGATCATGATGGGTTTGCTGCTATCTGTGATCGGTTTGTCGGTCCTCAACTTGTATCTTACAATTCATCTCAACTAATCCGTGATCGTTTTACCGGATGGACAGCTGCCGAATTTGCACACACCTACACCATGAGGAGCGTGGGGAGTTATAATACTGATCAAGCATCTCGCAAGGAACTAGTTCTAACCAACTATGAATTATGACATATCAACTGAAAGACTATCTCTATTCAATTAACCAATCAAAGAAAAGTATTCTAGATGATGACGTTGATTCTGAGCGAGGGTATCCTCCTTATATTATTAACAGGTGCCTCAGTTCTTTCACTGATACTGTGCTCTATTCCAATGAGATGAATAAGAACCCGCATCTACCAAAGAAGATGCAATATGACTTTTTTATAAATAGTGTGAAGCCAAGGAAGCGTTTCTCTCCTTGGGCAAGAAAAGATTCTATTGATTATCTTGAAATAGTTAAAGAGTATTATGGTTATAATGACGATAAAGCACTCCAAGCTCTTAGGATTCTCACCAAGGATCAGTTAGATAATATTAAAAAAGCATTGTGCAAAGGTGGTAAACATGAGCGGTGAAACTGAAGTTCAGTGGAAGCAAAGTGATATGGTGGAGGTTCTTCTTAGTGAACCCGATGACTTTTTGAAAGTGAGAGAAACTCTGACTAGAATTGGTGTTGCTTCACGTAAAGAAAGAAAGATCTACCAATCTTGTCACATCCTTCATAAGCAGGGAAAGTATTATATTGTTCATTTTAAAGAGTTGTTCGCCCTGGATGGTAAGAACACCAACTTTTCTGAGAATGATTTACAAAGACGCAATAGAATTTCGCAACTCCTTTCTGATTGGGGTTTAATTACTATTGTTGATGCTGAAAAAATTCAAGATCTAGCGCCACTTAATCAAATTAAAGTCCTTGCTTTTCGCGATAAAGAAGAGTGGGTACTTGAGTCTAAGTATAATATCGGTCGCAAAAAATCTACTGAAGAGTAGAGTAATCCGTAACTTTTAATAAAGAAAACCCTTATTAAAATTTTATTGGGTATGTTTAAATAACTGTGTGATGCCGAAAGGGTCACACGTAAACGTCGCTTATTTAAGGACATGGTAGATATTAACTGGGAAACTTATACTCCCTACTCACTTGGATTTAATGAAACATTCCACAGACTTGAAGCTCTTGCGGGAGGTGGAAAGAATTACCCTCCATACAACATCGTTACTGGACCTGATGGTAGAACCACTTTGGAAATCGCTCTTGCAGGATTTTCATCAGGAGATATCAAAGTGGAGACAGAACGAAATGTTCTAACAGTTTCTGCTAATAAAAGTCGCGAAGAAACTGACCGAGAATATACTCATCGTGGAATTTCTTACAAAACATTTGCAAGAAACTGGCAGATGGCAGACGATGTGGAGATTGAAGAAGTTGAATTTGAAAATGGTCTCCTAACAATTCTTCTTCGGAAAGAACTCCCCGAGAATCAGAAACGAAAAACTTGGTTCTAAATAAATTGTAAAGGAGACTTGACGGTCTCCTTTTTACTTGGTATAATATAAAAAAGATTTAAACTATGGCAACTCCAATTGAGCACAACGTCCGCATCATTCATTTGATGACTGGAGAACACGTAATTTGTAATTTTACTCAAATTAGAGAGGAAGATAAGTTCGTTGCTTATCAGATGCTCTATCCACTCACTCTTACATTGTCTCAAGATCCCGATCAAGGGGATTCGTTCAATGTAACATATCGTAGGTGGAATCCCTTCACCCCTTACGAAGATCATCGGGTAGCACCTACTGCAGTTGTCACTGCAATGCCACCCTCCCAAGAAATTCTTGACAACTACGTAAATAAACTGAAAGAAGCAGGTGTTGACTGCTCGTTCCTACCAAATAATGGAGATGATATCATTGGCGAACCAACTCAAAGTGCTGCTACTGAAGGACCAGTGGCTGATAGCGAAGATTGAAGAGATTGAAGATGTGATTATGGGAGATCCGGACTGTATCTTGCATGATCCTATGACCATACAGGGAGACCAGTTGACAGACTGGCTCCCATTTGCTTCCGAAAAGGTGGCAGTGATCCGTTCTTCTGATATAATAACCTTTGTGGACCCAAGCAATGACATCATTGCTTTGTACCGTAACGGAAAAACCGAACTGCTTACTGAATGAAGTTTTATACAAATGTTGAGCAAGCAGGCAATCGTCTGCTAGTCCGTGGATATGAAGGCGGTGTTCCTTTTTCCAATAGGGTGCCGTTCAACCCTACCCTCTATATTCCTACTAAGAATTATTCTGAGTGGAGAACTTTAGAGGGAGGTTGTGTAGAACCTTTACCCATGGGTTCTATTAATGAAGCCAAGGAGTTCATCAAAAGGTATAGGGAGGTTGAAGAATTTCCTATCTACGGTAACAGTAGGTACTTGTATCAGTATATTGCCGAACAACATCCGGAGGAAGAGATTCGTTATGACGTTTCTAAGATTCGGGTGTTCACAATTGATATTGAAACTGCAGCAGAGAATGGATTCCCCAATATTGAAACTGCAGATCAAGAAATCTTAGCGATCAGTATTAAGGACTCTTATACTGGTCGCATTATTGTCTTTGGAGCTCGTCCATTTGACAATAAAGATCCCATGGTTGACTATATGCATTTTGCATCTGAAGAAACCATGCTTCAGGCATTCCTATACTACTGGAATGAAAATTGCCCTGATGTTATCACGGGTTGGAATGTTCAGTTGTTTGATATTCCATATATTGCTAGGCGTATTGATAGAATTCTTGGAGAAAGTTATACTAAAACTCTTAGTCCTTGGAAACTTATTTCTTGTAGAGAAATTTTCATTAAAGGAAGAAAGCAAATTGCTTATGATCTTCGGGGAATTGCTACGCTAGATTATTATGATCTCTATAGAAAATTTACTTATACCAACCAAGAATCATATCGCCTGGACCATATTGCATTTGTGGAACTTGGATCTAAAAAACTAGATCACTCTGAGTTTGATACATTTAAAGAGTTCTACGAAGGAGATTGGCAGAAGTTCATTGAGTATAACATTCATGACGTTCGTCTGGTAGATCAACTAGATGATAAGATGAAGTTGATTGAACTCGCATACACCATGGCATACGATGCTAAGGTAAACTATGAGGACGTGTTCTCACAGGTTCGTATGTGGGACAATTACATCTATGTGGAACTTCTGAAACGAAAGATTGCTATCCCTCCTAAGAAGGAAGCAACTAAAGATGCTAAGTATGCGGGGGCATATGTTAAAGAACCGAAGCCTGGATTCTATGATTGGGTTGTGTCTTTTGACCTCAACTCTCTGTATCCTCATCTTATTATGCAATACAACATCTCGCCCGAGACCCTCCTTGACAAGAGACATTCAACGGCAACTGTTGATAAGATACTTAATAAAGAACTAGAGATTGATGGGGAGTATGCTGTGTGTGCTAATGGAGCACAGTACACAAAAGAGAAGCACGGGTTTCTCCCTCAGATGATGCAGAAGATGTATGACTCTAGGGTTATCTTTAAGAAGAGGATGATCAAGGCAAAGCAACAGTATGAAAAAACTCCTACTGTTGAACTCATGAAAGAGATCGCCCGTTGTAATAACATCCAGATGGCAAAGAAGATCTCTTTGAACTCTGCTTATGGTGCTATTGGCAACGAACACTTTAGATACTATCGTCTTGCTAATGCTGAGGCTATCACTCTTTCAGGTCAGGTCTCTATCAGGTGGATTGAGAACAAGATGAATGGATATCTAAATACTCTTTTGCAAACTAAGGGTGTAGATTATGTTATCGCATCCGATACCGACTCAATTTATCTTAATCTTGGACCTCTTGTTACTAAATTTTTTAGTGCTAAGTCTGATAATAAAGCAGCAATTGTTGCGATACTTGATAAGATCTGTGAGGAGAAATTGGAACCTTTTATTGAGAGTTCATATCAAGAACTTGCAGATTATGTTTCGGCGTATGACCAGAAGATGCAAATGAAGCGAGAGAACATCGCTGACCGTGGTATCTGGACTGCAAAGAAACGTTACATTCTAAATGTATGGGACAGCGAGGGAGTTAGATACAAAGAACCTAAGATGAAGATCATGGGTTTGGAAACTGCCAGGTCATCTACACCAGCATATTTTAGAGACAAGTTGTATGCAGCGTTCAAGATTATTATCGGCAAGACAAATGATGAACTTATCAATTTTATCAATGTTGTCCGAACAGAAACTAGGGAACGACCCTATAACGAAGTTGCCTTCCCCAGAGGAGTTAACAACTTGGCAAAATATCGCCACCCGAATGAGATTTATCAGAAAGGAACACCCATTGCGGTGAGGGGTGCATTGTTGTATAATTATTATGTCAAGAAACATGATATTGAAAACAAGCATCCTCTGATTCAAGAAGGTGAAAAGATCAAGTTCATGTATCTTAGAACACCAAACCCACTTCATGAAAATGTGGTCAGTTTCTTTGGAGATTTGCCAAAAGAGTTTGGGTTGGAAAACTACGTGGATTATCAGACACAGTTTGAAAAGTCGTTCTTGGAACCGCTCAAAAATGTGCTACAATGTATAGGATGGTCTCATAAAAAGTCCGTGTCTATTGGGAGTTTCTTTGAGTGAGCAAGAAAATCTATGTTGTCACATGGACAAACCATGTCGTGGGACAAGTAGGACCAGAAGACATTAAATGTTTTGAGGACTACAAAGTTGCTCTTGGGTTTGCTAAACTCATGCGGCAATCTTATAATTATGTAAACTTTTACGAGGATGAGGCAA